ATACGACCGGCATCAGTCTGGAACGCATATTTCAGTCCGCGCACGCTGACCGCAATCGACCGCGAAGCCGCAGACGGCATCACGCTGTCTGGCCAGGCGTCGCCGCCGCTGGGTTTCGCCGCCCTGGAGGAACGCACCTGGACCGTCAGCATTGGCACGGACGGCCCGCCCGTCGTCAATGCGAGGATCGTCTGGAGACTCCAGGGCGAGCCGAACCTGGTCCTGGTCATCACTGGCAATCGCATCATCGCCTGGACGTTCGCACCGGACTGGGGCGACAGCATCGTCGAACGCCTGAGCGCATCGACAAATATCCTGCAAAGCGAATCGGCCGTGACCCAGCGCCGAGCCATGCGCCTGGCGCCGCGCCGAGAGTTCGACGCGAACATGTACGCGGTGGATCGCGAGCGGCAGCTGCTGGACATGACGCTGTTCGGCTGGGGCGCGCGCATTTGGGCGCTGCCGATCTGGCCTGATATCCAGCTGCTCCACCAGCCGCTGGCGGCCGGGTCGCTGGGCATTCCGTGCGACACGGCCGGCCTCGACTTCCGCGACGGCGGTCTAGCGATGCTGCGCGGTGAGGACGCTTTTACTTATGAGGTCGTCGAGGTCAAGACGGTGACCGCCAGCGGCCTGGACCTGGTCCGGCCCGTCCAGGCTGCCTGGAGAACTGGCTCCCGGTTGTACCCGGTACGCACCGCGCAGCTGACCGAGCAGCCCACGCTGACCCGGCTGACCGATACCGCGCAGTCTGCGCGGGTGTCGTTCCTGGTGATGGAACCCAGCAGTTGGCCCGAGGTGATGCCGGCGACGATGTACCGGGGGCGTCCTGTCCTGGAACAGCGCCCGGACGAAAGCGAAGACCTCACCTCCAGCTATCAGCGCCTGCTGTCCACCCTGGACAACGGCAGCGCGATTCCCCGCGTGACCGACGTCGCCGGCATGGCGCTGCCCGTCATCGGCCATCGCTGGATCGGTATGGGCCGAGCCGAGCGGTCGGCGTTCCGTAGCCTGGTCTATGCGCTGCGCGGCCAGCAGAAGCCGCTATGGGTGCCGACCCACGCCGACGACCTGACCCTAGTCGCCACCGTCTCGCAGCTGTCCACCGCGCTGGACGTGCGCAATATCGGCTATGCCCGTTTCGCCAACGGCCGGCCGGGCCGTCGCGATATCCGCATCGAGCTATACGACGGCACGGTCTATCACCGCCGCATCCTCACCAGCACAGAGCTGGACGCCGACACCGAGCGCTTGGCCATCGATGCCGCCCTGGGCCGGCTGGTCGAGCCTGGTGACGTGGCGCGCATTTGTTTCATGGCGCTCTGTAGCGCCGCCACCGACGTAGTCGAGATCGAGCACGTCACTGATAGCGAGGGCGTAGCAACTGCCGCCCTGACGTTCAAAGGGGTTCGTGACGATGAGTTTTAACAGCCGCGAACGCTCGCTCGCGGATGGGCAGCCGGTGCGGCTGTACCAGTTCAGCCGTGGAGCCATCCGCTGGAGCTACAACAGCAGCGACCGGGACATCACTTATCAAAACCAGATTTTCCGCACCGTGCCGGGCGGCATCATCGACAACGGGATCATCTGTTCCGGCGATCCGCAGTCCGACCAGTTCGTCATCACCGCGCCGGCCGACCTCGACGTCGCGCTGCTGTACAAGTCCCGGTCGCCGAGCGGTGCCATCGACCTGGTCGTCTACGACATGCACTACGGCGACACCGAGGCAGCGGTTTCCTGGGTGGGCCAGATTGGCGATGTGGACTGGCCGACCGTGGACAGCTGCCGCATAACGTGCGTGTCAGAAGACGAACTGATGGACCAGCCCGGCTTGATCGACACCTACTGCCGCACCTGCACGGCAGTCGTTGGCGACCATCGCTGCAAGGTCAACCTCGTTCCGTATCGCGTGACGCTGACGCCGCAGAGCATCAGCGGCTGGGTGATCTCCAGCGGCGTGGTCGCCGGCTATGTCGATGGCTGGTTTACCGGGGGCTACGTCGAGTGGCAAGTGGACGGCGACAACTACGATAGCCGCTACATCGAGCGGCACGCCGGACCCGATCTTTACATCCTGGGCGGCACCGAGGGCATTCCGGCAGGTGGCCAACTGCGGGTTTATCCAGGTTGCGACGGGCTCGCGCAGACCTGCGACGACAAATTCAGCAACCTCCCCAACTTCAGGGGGTTTAACGCGATGCAAGGCAAGTCGCCATTCGATGGCGACCAGGTCTGGTGAGGTAGGCCATGGACCCGATCACAATCAATCTCGTCATCCTGGCGGCGTCGTTCATCCTATCCAAGGTCTTGGCGCCGAAGCCGCAGAAGCCCAAGCCGACCGCCTTTGAAGACATCGATTTCCCGCGCTGCGACGAGGGTGACGAACAGGTCGCCGTCTTCGGTCAGTGCTGGTCGAAGAGCTGGATGGTGCTGACCGTGGGCAACTACAGAACGAAGGCGATCAAGACCAAAGGGAGCAAGAAATGATCGTTACGGCTCAGCACCTGCATACCGTGCCGACCTGGACCACTCGGCAGGGCTACTGCCACCGGCAGGCGCGGGACTTCTTCAAGCGCCATGGCCTGGATTGGATGGCGTTCCTACGGGACGGCATCGAGGCCGACGTGCTAGTCGCGACCGGCGACGCGCTCGCGCTCAAGCTGGTTGAGCACGCATGCCAGGAGGTAGCCGATGGGCGCTAAACCGAAGGCACAGACGGTCGGGTTCGAGTACTTTTTTGACATCCATTTCGCCCTGGGTAAGAAGATCGACGAGGTCTGTGCAATCCGGGCGAGCGGCAAGACCGCATGGAAGGGCTCGATCACCAGTAACGGCCAGGTTCGCATCAATGCGCCGGACCTCTTCGGCGGGAAGAAGGGCGAAGGCGGGCTCGACGGAACGCTTGACGTGCTGTTTGGCGAGGAGGACCAGGGCGTCCTGCCGCGCCTGGCGGCGATGCTCGGCGGCCTGGTACCGGCGTTCCGGGGCGTCACCACGTGCTTCTATTCCGGCCTGGTCACCGCCATGAACCCCTACCCGAAGACCTGGGAGATTCTGCGCCGAGGCGGCAACCGCCTGTGGGACGGCAACCCCTGGTATCCCGAAAAGCAATTTATCTGGCTCGCGGACGGTCAGATCAAGGCGATGAATCCGGCGCATATCCTCTATCTCGTCTACACCGGCCGGGACTTCCGGGGGCTGGCCCGCACGCGGATGGACGAGGCGAGCTGGCGGGCCGCTGCCGACAAGCTGTATGCCGAGGGTTTCGGGCTGTGCTTTGAATGGACCAGGTCCGACACGTTCGCCAACTTCTGCGAGACGGTGAAATCGCATATCGGAGCCGAGGTCTACCCGAACCGCCAGACTGGGCAGATCAGCATCCGGCTCCTGCGTGACGACTACAACGTTGCTGACCTGCCGCTGTTCGACGAAGACAGCGGCCTCCTGGAGATCACCCAGGAGAAGACCGGCTCGACGTCGCTCGCGCCGAGCCAGCTTATCGTGAAGTACATCGACCAGACCGACGGTGCGCAGCGCCAAGTCATCGTCAACAACAACGCGGTCGCCGCGTCGCAGGGGCGGCGGTCGTCCGAGGAAGTCGAGTTCCTGGGCGTGCCGACTGGCGAGCTGGCCGGGCGAGTCGGTGAGCGGGAAATGCGTCTGAAGACCACCGGCCTGAAGCGCTATAAGGGCGTATTCGACCGCCGTGCCCGTAGCCTGAACCCAGGCCAGCCGTTCCGCATCCGTTCGACCCGGCGCGGCATCCCTGAAACCGTCGTCCGGGTCGGCCGGATCGAGGACAACTTCCTCGGCGACGGCAAGATCACCCTGACCGTCGTCCAGGACCAGTTCAATCTGCCGGCGACTACCGGCGTGGCACCACCGCCACCGGGCTGGACCCCGCCCGACCGGACGCCTCGGGCGGTCACCGTGCGGCGTCTGATCGAGGCGCCATATCGCGAGCTGGCCGGCGTGATCGATCCGGCGAATCTCCAGCTCCTGGACGTGAGCGCGTCCTACCTGGCCGCGCTGGCCGAGGCGCCGACCAGCCTGTCGCAGAGCTACACACTGACCGACCGCGTCGGCAGCTCTGGCGCGTTCGTTGATCGCGGAACCGGCGACTGGTGCCCGACCGGACTACTCGCCGCCGAGCTGCCGCTGGCGGCCGGCCCGAGCGTGGTCACGCTGACGAACGCCAGTCGGCTGGAGGACGTCACTGTCGGCCAGGCGGCTGCGGTGGACGACGAGATAGTCCGGGTCGATGCGGTCAACTACGCCAGCGGCGCGGTCACCCTCGCGCGCGGCTGCGCCGATACCGTACCAGCCAAGCATCTGGCCGGGGCTCGGGTCTGGTTCTACGACACGTTCGAAGCGGTGGACGAGACGGTATACAGCCAGGGCGTGACGCTCCAGGCCCGGCTGCTGACCAACACCAGCGAGGGCCAGCTCGCCCCGGCGCTGGCCGCCACCGACAGCCTCACTCTGACCGGGCGCCAGGGCAAGCCGTATCCGCCCGGCCAGTTCCGAATCAACGGCAGCGCGTACCCGACGAAGGTCTACGGGGCGCTGTCGGTGAGCTGGGCGAAGCGCGACCGCATCGGCCAGGCCGACCAGTTGATCGATACCACTGTCGGCAACATCGGGCCCGAAGATGGGGCGACGGTGACGCTCCAGGTCTACAGCGGCACGACGCTGAAGCGCACCTATGCCGGCCTCACATCCAGTAACTGGTCCTATCCGCTGGCCGAAGACGTCGCTGACGGCCCGCTCCAGGACGTGCGCCTGGTCCTGCGCAGCGTCCGCGACGGCATCCAATCCTGGCAGCAACACGACATCACCATCGAACGACACGGCCTGGGCTTCCGCTTGGGCGAAGACCTTGGAGGCGTTTCCGCATGACTCTCTATATGGGGCCTAACACCGGCCTGCTGATCAACGGCTTGCCGGGAGAAGGGCATTACAGCGATCTGATTCGGATGTGGCGCTGGGATGACTTTCTGAGGCAGCCGGTCGTCAAGGGGCGCGTCGCCGCGCTCCCGACCAGCGGCCAGGCCGAGGGGGACACGTACATTTTCACTGGCTCCGGCTCCAATCAGAACCGCCTAGCGCGCTGGTGGGCAACGGGCGCCACCACGGCAATTTGGGAGTACATGCCGCCACGGCTGGGCTGGCGTGTCCAGGTCGCAAACGAGACGACGCCGAGCGGCCAGGTCAAGACGTATGAGTTCGGGGCCAGTGGCTGGACGGAACTGGTGGGCGGGATGGCCGACGCGCCGAGCGACGGAAAGGCATATGCCCGCGAAAGCGGCGCCTGGACGGAGCTGGGATCGGCAGCGAAATCGGCGCTCAACGTTCTGCCGTTCATGAACCTGATGCCCGACATGGGCCGCTTCGCGGGAACCGCAGCCAACCCTCTGGCTACGATGTTCACAACGTCATGGACTCCAAGCACCTTCATCAATGGCTGGAACGGCGCCACCCTCGCAGATGGGGGCAAGTTTGTGTTCGACAACAGCACGAACGGCGGGGCGGGGCCGGCGCTCAATGCGCGGGTGCAGGCGCTTCTCGCGGCAATGGGCCGGACGTGGACGTCAGTGTCCCGATACGGGGTCGAGTTCTTCACCACGGTGCTGACAGCGGGATCGCAGACAACTACCGGCTCGGCCGGCGCGGATGGGGTTACGCGGTATCTGTGCTGCTCCAACGGCAGTAAGACCGTTTTCAACGCGGGCGCGTGGGCGACGGTCGTCATGTGGTTGCGGGTCGAAAGCGGCTCGGCTCATATCTCGTCGGCGCCTTATACGACCCATCGCCTTTGGATCAATGGCGCTGTCGCTGCTCCTGGCGTGGTGCTGCCTGCGAACCAATGGGTGCATCTGCGGTTCTCGATGCAGTCATACAACGGCTATGACAACGCGTGTCCGTACATCTACGCATCCTCCGGGGCTCAGATCGCGTTTGCATGCCCGGCGTGGTTCGGTGGCCTCGTCGATCCGGGTATCCACGTTGCACCCATCCTGACAATCAACGGAGCAAGCGCATGACCATGAAACGAGTCCTACTGAAAGGCGAATTCTTCGCGGAATGGGATGGCACACTGGACGAGGCCGCTGCACTCGCTGGCGTCCCTGTCGGCGACTTGGCGTTCCACCCGGATGACGTGCTGGCCGAGGTCCAGGAGCTGCGCCGCCAGGCCTATCGCGCGGAGTCCGACCCGCTGCGCCTGGAGGCCGAGTTTGACGCCATCGCCGCTGGCACCGAGCCGGACCTGGCGGCATGGGTCGCAGCCGTCCAGGCGATCAAAGAACGCTATCCGCTCCCCCAGTCCTAAGCGTTTTGATAATTGTGACCAACGTCGCCTTTTTGCTACGGTCCCTAGCTGATGTGCGGAGTAGATAGGGATGTTGGTATGGACGAGGTGCTTAGACGGAGGCTGCGGGCGGAGCTGCTGGAGGTGGGGTTTCTCAACCAGTGCTGCCTTGATCTGATGGAAGCGATGGAGGCCGAGTTCAGCCTCACCGAGGACCAGCGCGAATGCATCGAGCAGCTCGGCCGATTCCTGCGGGAGGGCATCGGCAAGCTGACCGCTCTGTCTGAGCGGGTAGCCGATGGCGATATCGTCGTGCTGTGCTGA